CCGCCTCACCGGACGTGGTGATCTGCGGGACACGAGCTGCGGACTCCAGAACGCGGAGCCGGCGATTGATCTCAGCCAGCTCCGATCCGATGTCAGCCGGAGTGTCAAATGAACTGCTCACGGCATTGCCTCGGGGTTCTGGAAGGTGATGTCCGTGGCCTCGTCGCCCTCGTTGGACACGTTGACGGTGAACGCTGCAATCGTGTAGGTACCGTCGAGCGTGGACCACCCGTCGGTCCCGCTGACATGAACTTCATCGCCACACACGAAGCTCCCAACTCCGGTATCGACCGTCGGGCGGAGTGTGATGGTCGGCATGATGAGTGGGAGTTGTCGGCGGGTCCGCCAGAGCTGGGCGTAGCTAGCCAGCGTGGCCGGGTCGCTCACGTCCCGGTAGGAGGTCGTGTCGTCGTAGCGCGGGTACTCGCTCAGGAGGTTCGGGTTGGAGTCGTCCGAGATGAGCATGGCATCGCCATCCCCCGCCCCCAGAGCACGCATGTAGTTGGAGATGCGGTCTGCATCCACCTCCCACGAGTCCTGGTCACAATGGACTCCTACCTCCCAGGTGATCGGCGTGCGCCGGCCCTGTCTCGGGTAGTGGAGCTTGAACGTGTTGGTGAACGTCGAGCCAGACCGCTCGGTCAGGATCTCGAAGTCGAAGCCGTCCTGCACAGAGGCAAGCTGCTCGATGGCCTCCCCGACGGGTTTACACTCGTAGGAGGGGTACGCCCGATCCCGGAGCCGGCCCGATGTCTCGGATCCGGTGACAACCCCGATAGACCCGCCAGGGAGCCCCTGGGCGTAGTCGATGAGCTGGCGAGCGATCACGAGCTGATCGACCTGATTGAACGTCTTGGTAGCGAAGATCCTGCGGTTCTGGAAGTAGGACCAGAGACCCTTGCCGGCGATCTCGACTACGCCCCCGTTCAGGCGGGCGGCTGTGATGATCCCGGCCCATACGGGGAGCCCTTCACGGATGACATAGAGCCCACGCTTGGCCGGGTACAGCACCTCGGCCGACGCCTTCGGATGACGGGCGTCGATGAACCCGCTGAACCCTCCAGGGGAGTTCAGCGCCTTCCCCCACCGGACATCTGTGAATGGGACTTCTTCGATGATCTGGCCGGTGGTGAGGTTCGTCGTGAGGTACTGGTACCGAGCCATACGTCAGGCCGGGCCGATGTCCTTGACCGAGATGTATGTCGGATTGCCGGACGATGACGTAATCGTGTTCGTCCCTCCGCCAGTGTTGATGATGGACGCCTTACGAGTCACAGGCCCCGAAGATCCGGGGACCACTCGGCAGTTCATGTAGAACGCCTTGTAATACCCAGCCCCTGTGGCATACGAGTAGGCTTGTGCGAACACATCTGCACCGCTTTCTTTCTTGAGAAACGTTGCGACGACTCCGGCAGCTCCAGGGTATACTACGCCAACGGCACAGACCACCTCGTATTTGCGGCCAGCGATGGCGTCCCACGTCACCGAGCATCCAGTGATGTCAACCTCTGCCGTGCCCGTGAATTCCTGATTGGAGGTGGCTCCAGAGTAGGCAACCTCGCCCCAGGCCGTGTTCCAGTGGCCGTTGGTGTAGGCCCGAACCCGGAGGTCGGTGATGTCCGCGTTCGTGATCGACGTGGCGCCCGCAGCGACGGCCACACGGGCCAGCGACAGACAGTTGTTCGGGATGGTCGGATCGGTCGGAGACCCCGCCGGCGTGCCGGTGACGACCTCCAGCGAAAAGGCATTGGTCGCCCCCGAGTAGAAGGCGTCCTTGACCCGAGCGACGATGATGTCACGGCGAGGGTTCGTTCCATCCGCCGCAGAGATCGTCAGGTTCTTCGTGGCATCGTTCCAGACGCCATAGAGGCCCTGGGCGGAGTTGTCATCGCCCTTCACGAGTCCCTGGCCGGCGGCCACATCCACGCTCATGTTCGCCCCAGCACCACGCTGAGATACGGCCATCGAGCCCGAGGACGTGACGCCCTCATTCTCGAAGGTCATCGAGAGCAGAGCACGGTCCTGTTCGGCCGTGTGGTCGGTGCGCTGCTGGAGCCAGAGCGCAGGGTTACGTTCGGTCATCGGTGTCCTCCGTTGCGTCCTACTGTATCAGGACAGGTCAGATCCAGGCATCGCGCCATGAGAGCAGAACAGTTCCGGTGCCGGAGTTGGCCGACATGCGGACGGTGCTCGATCCGGCAGGAAGCTCCCACCAGGACCCAGACATGGCGTAATAGCGACTCGCCGTCCCGTTCAGGAGAACGGTGCGCGCCGAGAAGTCAACGTCGAGATACTCGCCGCTCTGCACGGCGTAGGTGAGCGTCAGCGACTCCCCTGTGGTCTCGTTGGTGACGGTCACGTTCGTCAGCGGGCCGAACACGCGCAGCGTGGGCGGAGTAGGGAACGACCCATCATTGGTGATGGTCTGTGCGGCCGAGGATCCACCCCCGCCGTATCCGTAGTCGAAGGAGCGGTCGTAGGAGCGCCCCGACGCCGGCGCTGTCACATTGAGCGTGGCCTGGCGGAGCGTGGCCCCGTACCACCGAGGGTCGCCGGCGATGAACTCCAGGGTGGCCGTGGCCTTCCCCGACTTGAGGTTGCTCGTGTCGAGCGAGACCTTCCGGGGGCGGCCCTTGAGCAGACGCTCCGACAGACCGGGCATGAGCACCCGGAGGTTCGTGGTCTCATCGTAGGTGGCCGCACTCCGAGAATCGAACTGCCACGCCCGAGACAGGGCGTCGAGGTTGGCCTGGCAATCCGCAGCGTCGTCGCCACGGATGGTCATGTTGATCGTGACCTGGCGAGCCTCGGCGTACTCCGACCCCATGAACGAGCCGTGATCGAACGGCCGCACCCGGTCAGACGCCCGCATCCCAGGGAGGCCCTGGCCCTCCCACGAGTGGACGATGTAGTCCGTCCCGGCTCCCATCACGAGCCCGGTCGTGTCGATACCGAGCTGATACTCCTGGGCGAGACTCATGCTGCCACTCCGTTGGACTTGAGGTCCCACATCGTCTGCCGGCTCCACTTGCGGGCGGCGACGGACGGGTCAAGGGCGGTGATGTGGTTGGTGATCTTGACGGCCGTCTGCTTGACCGATCCGGCCTGCCCTGCCGGCAGCTCGACGCCGGCCTGGCGCAGAAGGTTGAAGCCACGCTCCGGGTCGTTCGTCGGGAACACGACCTCACGCCCGGCCTCACCGATGATGGCAAGCGTGGCGGAGTCCACCACGGCGCCCTTGGCGAGCCTGGGCACGTTCGGTGTGTCGAGAGTCCACCCGCCGATGTCGCCAAACGGCGTGGACACCTTCGGAAGTGAGAGGCTAAGCCCGTTCCACTTGTCGATGATCCAGTTGATGGCGCCCTTGAAGGCGTTGGAGAACCCGTCCCACATGCCAGTGGTGGCGCCGGCGATGGCGCCACCGATGCCCGTGATCCAGGACCAGATGACGGACCAGATCCACTGGATGCCGACCCAGGCAGCCTGGAGGCCGCCCACAAGCCCATCCCAGACACCTCCGAACGCCCCACGGATGAGGCCGACGAACCACACGACCACGTTCCAGATAGCCGTCCAGATGATCCGAAAGAAGTTGCCAAGGCTCGTGAGAGCCCCCTGGAGGATCTGCACGACGCCCCAGAACGTCCCGACGATCCACCCCCAGAAAGCGGAGGCGATGTCCTTGACCGAGTTCCAGAGGGCTTCCCAGTTCAGCGTGAACAGGGCCGCGAAGAACTTGACCACCCCGACAACCACCTCGAAGGTAGAGGTGATGATGACCCGGATGGACTCGAAGGTCCCCATGAAGAAGTCGATGATCCCCCAACTGTCGAGCCAAGCATAGATCTGATCCAGACCGGCCTTGAACGCAGAGCCGATCTCCGACAGGCCGCGCTGGAACGCACCATCGGACATGGCCTCGGTGAACCCCTGCCAGTTGCCCTTGAAGGTGTCAACTCCAACACCGAAGTCGTACATGCGGCGCTGGAACCAACCGAGCTGATCGTAGTTCTTCTTCGTGATCCTCGTGTTCTCGTCAACGCCCTTCGAGAAGGCGTCGATGCCCTCCTTCATGCCGTCGCCGGTCAGGATGTCCTTGATCTTCTCGATGAGATCGTGGAACGGCTCCCAGTTCTTGTAGAGGTAGATCCCGATGGCAATGAGCACCACGAACGCCGCCAGGACCGGGTGATTTGCCAGAACGGAGAACACCTTGGCGAGATTGCCGAGCGTCCGGACCAGAGGCCCAAGAAGCATGGCGGAGATCATCGCGTATCCAACCCACTTACGCTGATTCTCGTCCAGGTCGGAGAACCAGTCGGACAGCTCGCTGAGCTTGTCGGAGAGATCCTTGACCAGAGGCAGGAAGGACTCTCCGAGTTCGATGCCGGCGGTCTTGAGGTTCGCCAGCGCCTTGTTCATCTTGAACTTGGTCGTGTTGCTGGCCTTCTTGAAGGCGTTGTCCAGCTCTCCGGTGGACGAACCCATCTCCTTGAAGATCCCGTCAACCGAGGCAGCGCCCTCCTGGGAGGTCAGCATGAGGGCAGCGTTCAGGCCACGGACGTTCGGGAACAGCTTGCCGAACACCTCCACGTTCCCGCCCGTGATCTCCCGCATCCGGCGCAGCGCCGGCAGCAGACCCTTCTCCGCTGCGATCTGGCGGATTTCCTCCATCGACGTGCCGGCTTCGGCCAGGATCTTCGCCCCAGCCTTGGTCGGCTTCTCCAGGGCGATCATGGCCTGGCGGATGCCGGTGGCGGCCTCGGAGGTGGAGAGGCCCTGATTGGTCACAGCGGCCAGGGCGGCAGCAACGTCCCGGAACGGGATCTTGAGCTGATTGGCAACGGGCGTGATGCGGCCGACCACACGCGCGTACTCGTCGGCCTCGCCCTTACCGAGCTTGACCGCTTCGGTGAGGATGTCGGCCGCCTCCGCGGCAGTGATGTTGGCATAGCCGTAGACGTTCAGGACCGAGGACAGGCCATCGGCCACCACCTGGACGTTGCCGAGCCCGGCCGAGGACGCCTTGGCCGAGATGGTGAGCACGTCCATCGCCTTGGCAGTCGGCACACCGGACGAGGCCAGGAAGTAGAGAGCGTCCGCCAGATCCTTCGGGCTCTGGGCGACCTTCGGGCCAAGCTCCAGGATCTTCCTCTGCCACTTGACGACGGTCTCGTGGCTCACGCCCGCGAGGCGCTCCATCTTCGAGAGGGATTCCTCGAAGTCAATCGCCATCTTGATCGACGCCCCGCCGGCGATGGCGAGCGGCAGCGTGAGCTTCTGGGCAGCAAAGCCGACGGCCTGCATCTTCGAGCCTGCGGCATACATCCGCGTGCCGAGGGTCGAAGCGTGCCGTGCCGTCCCAGCGAGCCCGGCGTCAGCGGCCTTGAGGCCAGCGAGCAGAGGTCCGGTGTTGCTGTAGAAGGTGAAGGTGATGCCGCGGTTCATCGGTTACCCCCTGAACCCAACGATGGTCTCGGCCACCTTGCGGGCAACGGCGTCGAGAGCGGCGTAGATCTCGGGCCGCTTCTCCTTCACGGTCGGGAACAGGGAACGGCCTCCCTGGACGATCTCCCGGTGCGTGTTGCCGATCGGGCTCTTGGTCCAGCCGCCGAACTCCCACCATCCGGCGTAGGGCACGTTCCTCCCGCCGATGGTCACCTTGATCTGGGTCGGGGTCCCCTTGCCCTTGACGGACCGCTCCAGGCGGCCAGTCCGGTCGTCGGAGACCATCTGCTCGGCCATGAGCGTCTTGGTCTCACGCTCGATCATCCCGGCGACTTCCTTGTGGACGGCGGCCACCTCGGCCTGGAGTTCCCCCGCAGCGCGGATGAGGGCGGCTCTCGCCGCCTCATCACCGTTCACCTGGATGTGGAATCCACCCGTCCGGGCCACCTTCTGTCCTGCCTCAGCTCCCCAGCTCTCGGCGGAGCCTCTCACGAGTCTCCAGTTCTTCGTTGTCTGCGGACCTCTCTGAGAGGTACCGGACCATTTCCTCTGTGATCTCGTCCCAGGAGTCCGGCTCAGAAGGGACCATGTGCATCGGAGCGATCTGCAACTCGACGCACATGACCGCTGTCAGGCGGACTGCTGACCCGGATACGGAGGGGGGACCTCGGACACCTCCTTGGTCGCATCGGGGATCTCCACGTCCTCCACGCGGTCGATGAAGTCGTCGTCATACGGGACGTCCATCCCGATGACCCCGGACTTGCGGAGCCCCCTCCACAGGAGGAAGCAGATCCACTCCAGCTTGGCCGCCATCTGGAGCACCGGATTGCCCTCGGCGTCGAGCACAGGCCGCCCGAACTCGTCCATCTTCTGCTCGGGCTCCAGCGCACTCGCCGGCACACCGAACTGGCGCTCGAAGGCCACGAGGTCCGAGAGCTTCGGCTCCCGTGTCTCGTACCACTGGCCGTCATCGAGCTGGACCTTGAAGGCCACGTCTGCCATGTCTCTGTCTCCCTTGCTTTGCGTCAGTACGACGCGACGGTGTTCACGAGGGTGAGGTTGAACGCCTCACCACCGCCGGCCGGGACGGCACAGTCACCCTCCAGGGTGACCTCCACCGGGCCTCCCGACGCCTTGGTGTCGGGGAACGAGGTCAGGAACTTCACATTGAGACCGTTGAAGGTCAGTGTGTTCGTTCCATCGGTGAACGAGCAGACCACGGTCCCGTACTTGGGGAGGGCCTGGACGGAGCTGCCCGAGGTCGATCCGGTGACCACCTTGCGGAACAGCGTGGTATCGGCCGGGACGATGGTCAGCGACACGGAGACCTTGACCATCTCCGGGAACACATCCTTGGGGGTCGGGCTGTCGGAGCCGAACACGGCGTTGACGCCGTTGGCAACCTTGATCGAGCCGCCCTTGATGATGGCATTCGCCCCATCGACCGTGAAGGTTCCGCCGGCGCCCTTGAGGACGCCCGAGGCCGGGCGCTCGTCGGTGGCGGCGCCGTAGGCGGTCGAGCCCTTGAACTCGTACTGGCAGCCGACCAGGGAGGTCTTGGCCGTGACGGCCTTGGTCCCCTCCCATGCCAGCTCCAGCTCGTTCATGCGAGCGTCGGACACCTTGAAATACTCGGTGTCCTTGCGAGCGAACACGGTGAGGTACGGCAGGACGTTCGCGTGGGTGAACTTGTGCGTGTACGGACCGGCGCCGGTCACGGTGTCGGAACCAAGGGCCGCCAGGAGCATGAGCCCGAGCGACTTGGGCATCGCCAGCGTGTCGAAGGCCGAACCCGGCGTGGCCTCGCCGCGGTCGTGGCCCTCGGCCAGACGCTGATCCCAGCTCATGTCGAAGGCGTCCTCGGACAGCTCCAGGGACGCGACGGCGCCGGACGAGACACCGATCTGGTAGGTTCCGCTGGCGGCAGGGCTCGCCAGAGCGGTCTGCTTGGAGAGGGCGATCTGTGCGATGCGGTCCTGAATGGCCACGATGACTCCTTGTCGGCTTCCGTCCTAGTGTACCAGGACGCTCGTATCGTCAGACGATGGTGCGGACCTGATAGCGACTCACGATGGAGTCCACTTCTGGCAGGCCCGTGGGGCGGTCGGGGCTCGGCGTCGAGAAGGTGATGAGGGATCCCTCGGTGGCGATCTGCCTGGCCCTCTCGGGGTAGTTGGTCGTCCGGTTCGCGTACCGTGCGAGGATGATCGCCGCACGCTCGATGTCACCCGGAGGGACGTTGAGGAAGTCCGGCGACGGACCATGCTCGTAGGAGATCCTCACGAGGTCGCCCTTGCTCCACCCGGCCTCCCGGAAGAAGCCGAGGGGTTCGGCCTCCGCATCGGCCACGGCCTGTCCGTCGATCGTGACGGCACGAACGGAGGTCGGGTACCACACGCGGTCGATGCGGAGATGCTGGGAGTCCTGGGGCACCCGCACAGTGGAGGTGGCAAACACCTCCACGACCGGGAAGCCCAGCGCCGAAGTCAGCCAGTCCTCAATGGTGTCCGCCAGGCGGAGCATGTTGACGGCGCTCAGGGAGTCGAGTTCGTCGGCCTCCCGGAGCCGCCAGAGCGGCACGAGCCGCTTCTCGGTGACGGAAACAACGTCCGTGGTCGTCCGAGCGGATCCCGACACGGCGTAGCCCCACTGACATGTCAGTGTGCCGAGCACGGAGCGGCCGGGAATCACAGCCTCGTACAGACCGACACCGGCGCTTGATACAGCGCCGACGGTGACGGACGAGCCGTCATGGTCGGTGACGGTGAGTGTCGGGGTTGAGTCTGGAGCGACCAGGGCGCCGGAGTCGTCATCGACTCTGAGGCGGATGGTCGCCTCACGGTGCAGTGGTGCTCTCATCGGACTCCAATCGTCGGGTGGTCCCGGCCGGGCTGGGGGCCGGCCGGGAACTCATCCCGAACGTCAGGCCAGGAAGCCCGTGATCTGCTGGAAGGCGAGGGGCTGGATGGTCGCCGTGCCGCACCGGCTCTCGGCCACGAGGGCCACGAGGCCCTTGCGGAAGAAGTCGCTGTGCTCGGTCGAAGCCGCCACGGTGACGCCCTCACGGACCCACAGCCACTGCTTCGAGAAGTCACCGATCACGACGGTGCCGGACGAGGCCAGCGTGGTCACGACGGGCTGGAGGCCCCAGATGGTGGCCGGCTCGGTGATCCCACGGTCGTTGCTGTAGTCGTTCGACCCGGAGCTGGCCTTCTCCAGCACGACGGCCTCGAAGTCCAGCGGCGAGAGCACGATGGAGGTCGGCTCCAGCTCGTCGGAGGTCACGGCCGCGATGCGGATGCGGGTGATGGCCTTGTGGATCGCGTCCCACTTGGAGTCGGAGCCACGTGCCGTGGAGGTGATCGAGCCGTCGAGCAGACCGGACAGGTTCTCGCCGGTGCCGTCACCGTTCCAGACCTGCTGCTCGATCCGACGACGAACGCCGCCTTCGAGGTTCGAGGCCATGAGGGTCTGGAGCTGGCCGGCGTCCATGAGCGCCCCGCGGGTCGCCGCCACGAAGTGGGGGATCCGCTTGACGTAGGTCACCTGCTTGGTCCAGCCGTAGTCGGCCTCGGGAGCATCGGTGCCGTAGGCGGTCTCCGCCGCGGCGTCCGAGTGGGTGGTCTCCTTGCTCCACTCGATGGTGTCCGAGTCGGTGCTGCCGACCGTGATGACATCGAGCAGACGGACCTTCCGCTGCGGCATCGGGACGACCAGACCGAGCCGGTCCGACCAGATGAGGCCGCCACCGGAGCCCGACACGTTCGTGACGGTGCGGAGCATCGCCATCGTGTCCTCGCGGCTGGAGACCATCACGGGGTCCGAGTTGATGTGGGCGGTCGCCATCTCCAGGCGGCCGCTCTCGCGGAGCTGCGTGTACGCCTCGGAGCGGATGTACGCCTCGGCCATCGTCCGGGCCGCACGGCGCTCGGTCGCGTCCTTGGTGTCGTCGGCACGCTCACCGACGATCTCCAGGGCGCGGCTGATCCGGGTCTGGATCTCGCCCACGGCGTCCTTGGCGTCGTCGGCCTCGCGGTAGGCCGCGTCCACCTTCTCGAAGTTGTCGCGGTCCAGCGGGTTGGCATCGCTGTCCCGCATGTCCGAGACCAGCTTGTCGGCGGCAGCGCGCAGCTTGGCCTCATCGGCCTTCTTGGCGCTCAGCTCGCTGCGGAGGGAGGTGATCTCCTTCTCCAGCTCGATGGTGGGCATATCTGCTCCTGTGGTCGGTGTTGACTCGGACTGTGGCTCAGTGTACCACGACAGCTTCGAGAAGCCGCCGAAGGTCGGGATGGGACATCGCACGAGCGACCACTTCCGGGTCGATCTCGGCTTCCTCGGACTGCTCGTCCTCGGTCTCGGTGGACTCGCCCTCGGACTCGCTACCGCTTCCGGTATGGTCCTCGGTCTCGTCGTCGTCGTCGGCGTCGTCGGATCCGTCGTCCTCGCGGACCTCGGTCATGCCGGTCAGGCCGGTCGCCATGCCCTTGAGCACGACGGACGCCTCCAGGAGTTCACCCTTCTCGATGAACTCGTCGGAACGGGTGCGGCCGAAGCTGATCTCGGACGGCCGGAAGCCGATGGACCACTCGCGGAGGCCGCCATCCTTGGCGGAACGCCAGACGGACATGGCCTTGGGGTCGGTGTCGATGTAGAGGGTGGCCTCGGTGATCTCGACACGATCGCCGTCCGAGCGGACATGGGCCACGCCGATGGGCGCCTCGTTGGACCCCTTCGCCCAACCGTGTCCGTAGAACACCGGGATGACCCCGCCCTTGTCGGCCAGGTCGTCATCGAAGGCACCACGCTGGATGGTCTCGGTGGACCGGGGGCCGGTCTTGTAGCTCTCGCCGTAGGTGGCGGCGTACCCACGGAGGGTGCCCTCGGGCTCCCCTTCGTCGGTTACGGCACGCAGGTGGGCGGTGAACTGGTGACGGGTCATGGTGTGTCCTAGTGTATCACGACGGCTGATCGCCGTCCTCGGACGGATCGTCGTCGGTGATGGGCTCGTCGTCTTCACCGAGATCGCCGGCGTTCTTGCCGGCAGGCAGACCAGGCAGGCCGGGCTCGGCCACGGGCTTTGCCTTGATCCCGAGGTAGCTCGCACCAGGCGTGGCCGGCACGGTGTCGGCCTCGGGGTACGGGAGGTCACGGAGGTTGATCTTGCGACGACGCTCGTTGGTCGTCATCGTCCGCTCCAGCTTGACCATTGCCTCGGCCATGCCTTCGAGGTCAGGGCTCAGAGCCGAGTCCTGATCGAACTCCACGAACACACCACGCAGGCCGGCGTCCGGGCGGACCCGCTGGGCCATGATGTCGTCCACCACCGCCGGCGCCCACGCCCCGATCACATCCCGGACGTACTGCTGGCGCAGCTCCGACACGTTGGACTTGATAGCGTGGTCGAGCACGCCGAGCACCGGCATCGGGATGCGATAGACCGCTGCGATCTCCTCCCGACTCTGCTTGGCAAGATCGATGATCTGGCTCTGGTCGTGCCCGGCCGTCATCGGCTGGAAGTCGCCGGTCGTGACGATGACCTTGCCGGCGTTCTCCGGCGAGGTATACAGCTCCCGCACCTGATCCCGGATGAGCTTCACGGTCTCGGCGTTGGCCGTTTTGTCGAGCTTCACGTTGGCCGACGGGCGCGCCGAGTTCTCGAAGAAGCGGACGAGGTGCTTCTGAAGGGCCTCGTGGAGCTGGAGAGTGGCCGAAAGCGACTCCATTGGAGACACACCGAGAGGGCCGTCGGGGTCGTCGCCGGCGCAGAAGTGGATCACCTGTTCCGGGGCGTACATCTTCTTGCCCATGCTGCCGGTGATCTCGAAGCCAAGGATCTCGACGTACTCACCTTCGATCGGGCGGACGTGGCGCCACGGGACATGCCACAGACCGTCGTCCTTGATGGCCCACAGGGCGTTGCCGTGGATGAGGTAGTCCGTCATCGTCCGACGCATCCGGCGCTGAGGGCCACCACGGTCCAGGGGCGCTGTCGTGTTGAGTTCCTCATCCAGCCGGATAGCGGCGGACGGGGCACCAGGCTTCCGAGGCAGGCGCCAGTCGATCGGCTCACGCTGCCCGTCGGGGTCGAGCATGAACACGTCGAAAGGCATCCGGGACAGGCCCCAGGAAATGCTCCTGACGGCGGCGTTGACCCACGGGTTCGACTTGTAGAGCGACACATAGCTCGTGGACGCCCCGAAGCCCTGGATTCCCAGGCGTGGGGCAATCGACATCGAGTGCGGGGCGTTGATCCCGGCCAGAGGCCACGAACGCTGGGAAACGGTCGCCGGCTTCCCGGCCGCGGTGATGATCCTCATGGCGGTCTCAGTGTACCACGACACTCGGCTCCCATCTCCGATGGTGATACTCTACGAGCATCCCATCGCTCCGGGTCCCTCCCTTCCCCGGTGAGCCGATGGCAGCGCCCCGCCCCGTCAGCGGGGCGCTTCCATGTCCGCCACGTTGAGCAACACGTCCCAGCGGATCGAGCAGACCACCCGGCTCGGCTGCCAGACCCTGAAGTCGGTGCCTGGGCGGCCCGGACGCGACGATGCCCGCCGAGGGAGGCCGGCGGGCATCGTCTGGGGTGATGAATCGGGGCCTCCCCGCCTCGCTGACGCAAAGCGGGGAGGCTCGCTCCGACGCCTACTTAGCCGGAACGATCTGGACGAAGGCGATCTGCTCCCGAGGGAGGAACACGGCGCCGGCCATCGGCACCGGGCCGTCTACCG